TAATAGCATCGGGGATTTTAAGCATTAGTTCGTCTTTGGCAGTCATTGAGAACACAGGAAACTCACCTGTTTCAGTTTGCTCAAGACTTCCAGCAGGCCAGAATTCTCCTCCGCTGGGCAAGCGAATATATATTTTAGGCTGTCGCATAAATCCAGAAAGTGGATTTGCATGTATTTGTTGTGGATTTGAAACCATATGTGTCTCCGATAAATAAACTATGTGAAATAGATAAAGTATTTATCTACGCAGATAACCCCTAAAATACAATGGCAGACGTAACAGGATCAATTGGTAATGAATATGTAGAGCTGAATAACGCAGCTACCGAAGCAACCTTACGTCTACTACTTCAAGCAACATTAGCAACTACTAAAGCGCAAAAAGACGCTATTAAAGATCTAGCAACAAAAGCAGGGTTAGATCCAGCAGTCGTTGCTGCAATGAATACTAATGTTAAGCAATCAGCTGGAATATTTAGTACATTAGCTACAGTAGGCACTGCAACCGCAAATAAAATTAGAATTCTAGACAGTAGCATCAGTCCGTTGATTAAAAGTTTAACAGACGGATCTGCACAAGTTAGCAATGTATTTGGGGCATTTGAAGCAATGCCAGGGATTCTGGGAGTTGTAGCCACGGGCTTTAGACGACTAGCCGAGTTTCAAGAAAAGAATTTAGACATGTACCAGCAGGTGAGCACTGCTGGTGTTAACTTTGGTGGAAGTTTAACTACCCTTAGACAATCTGCATTAAACACCTACATGACATTAGATCAATTTACAAATCTAATGAAAACAAATGGCGAGACATTTTCAAAGTTGGGCGGGACTGCAAATGACGGAGCAAAAGCATTTGTTAAAGCAAGTAATAGTTTATTGTCGAGCGATGCTGGAACAAAATTAAGAGCGTTGGGTTTTACTACTGAAGAAGTTAATCAAGGGATGCTAAACTATCTTTCTATAACAGGAGGTAGGAGTAGAGCCGAGCTACAAGATACAGCAGCATTAACAAAAAGTACCACAGTGTATTTGCAAGAGCTAGATCAGTTGGCTGCAATTACAGGCAAGAGTAGAGAAGAACAACAGAAAAAAGTAAAAGCAGAAATGGAAGAAGCAGAATTCCAACTGTTTCTTGCCAGTAAGTCAAAACCAGAACGAGAATTAATTGAACAAAATGTCAAACGTGCTACTGTACTTTACGGTAAAGGCGGAGCTGATATTGCCAAAGCCAGTGCTATGGGAGTTGCGGTTCAAGGTGATGCTGGTAAACGATTAACAGCGACTAGTGCTAGTACCGCTGAAGCTATCCAAAGAGACCTAGCATTAAGAAGACAATTTGGAGCTCAAAGCAAAGAAGTATATGACAATGAAATTAAAGGCAGACAGTCAAACGCAAGAGATCTAGGAAGGCTAGCCGGGCCAGTAGGGTCGTTTAGTGGTGTATTGAAAGGCAATGAAGAAGCAGTTCTATTAGCTGCTCGTGATCGAGTTGCAGGAGAAAAAGAAGTAGCCGAACAATACTCAACGGCCGCAAGAGAACGAGCAGAACGAGAAGCATCGCAGGCTAAGGCCGCAGTTGAAGCACAAAAAGCTGTTCAAGAATTTGGACAAGCTATTAATAATCTATTAGGACCTATTGTTACATTGTTAACTCCTGTTATTAACGGACTGGCAACAGGAATATCTAAACTTGTTAAAGGATTCGATGCAATTACTTTTGGTTTTGGAGGAATTGCTTTAGCGGCAGGGGCAGCGGTATTGGCTTTGAGAAAGTTAGCGGCTACTAGCGCCGCAAGTGATGCTGGCGGCACCGGCGGAGGTGGTGCAGGTGGCGGAAAAGGGATCACCGGTTCACTGGTTAAAAAATTAGGAATTGCTGGAACTGTAATCGGAGGATTAATGCTAGCAGGTGAGTTAAGTGGTATAAACGATCAAGAAAAAGCAGGATCAATTTCAGCAGGTGATGCATCAACTCAACGTGGTGGAGCAATAGGAGAAGCCGCAGGAGGATTTACTGGAGCACTTGCCGGTGCTGCTGCTGGAGGATTAATGGGTGGTCCATTGGGTGCGTTAATAGGTGGATTGATCGGCGGCTTCGGTGGCGGAACTGCTGGAAGAATGGGCGGAGAAGCATTTGCAGGTCCAAAGGCAGCAGCTGGCGCAATAATTGAATCTCCTATGAATATTAAAGTTGGAGAAGAAGAACCTGAATTAATATCACCTATTCGGTACTTTAATAATTTGCAGTCCGAGCTATCGACGTTAAATAAGCAGACTGCTGACATGATTAGATACCTTAAAGAAACTGCTGAATACAGTAAACGTAATGTAGATGCAACTAAATCTCTAAGCGGCAACCTTTTTAGATAACAAATTATGAGCTGGAAAAAATACTTCACCCCTGTTAATGCTTCAGGAACCCTAAGTCCTATTAGTGGTGCTCGCGGCTCTGATATGTCCAATCCTACACATAGGAATTATTCGAGTTTCTTACCTGATGTTTATTCTGGACATCCAAATCGTTTAGAACGATACGGTCAGTATGATACTATGGATGCAGACAGCGAAGTTAATGCCGCCTTGGATATTTTAGCAGAATTCTGTACACAGCAAAACGAAGAAAATGGAACACCATTTCGTGTGTTCTTCAAAGAACAAGCAACATCGACTGAAGTAAAAGTTATTAGAAAACTCATGCAACAGTGGACTAAACTAAACAAATTTCAAACAAGAATGTTTAAGATTGTTCGCAACAGTTTCAAATACGGTGATGTTTTCTTCGTACGTGATCCGGAAACACAAGCATGGATGTATATCGATCCATCTAAAGTTGATAAGATTATTGTTAACGAATCAGAAGGCAAAAAGCCAGAACAATATATTATCCGTGACTTCAACCCAAACTTAGAAACACTGTCAACAACTGCTATTAGTCCTACTAACATTACAGGCGGCGGTACACATTATAATAACAATTCCGGAACAGGCATGAGTCGTGGAATGACTGGTAGTTTTCCTAATACTACTGGAGGAAGTCGATTTCAACAGAATGAAAATCAATATGCAATAGATGCAAACCATGTGATTCATATTAGCATGAGCGAAGGAATGGATAACAATCATCCATTTGGAAACAGTTTGTTAGAATCAATTTTTAAAGTTTACAAGCAGAAAGAATTGCTTGAAGATGCTATCATTATCTATCGTATTCAACGTGCTCCAGAACGCCGTGTATTCTATATTGACGTAGGTAATATGCCAAGCCACTTGGCTATGGGCTTTGTTGAGCGAGTTAAAAATGAAGTAAATCAAAGACGCATTCCAAGCGTTACTGGCGGAAGTCAAAGTGTTATTGATGCCGGATATAATCCTTTATCTATCAACGAAGATTACTTCTTTCCACAGACAGCTGAAGGTCGAGGCAGTAAAGTTGAAGTACTACCAGGCGGTACTAACCTAGGAGAGATTGATGATCTTAAATATTTTACTAATAAGTTGTTTAGGGCTTTACGCATTCCTAGCAGTTATCTACCTACTGGTTCCGACGACGGAGGATCTAACTTTAATGATGGTCGAGTTGGAACAGCCTATATACAAGAGTTACGATTTAACAAATACTGCGAACGACTACAAAGTTTAATGAATGAACATTTTGATACAGAATTTAAACTGTATCTGCATAACAAAGGCATCAATGTAGACAGTAATATATTTGAAGTTAAGTTCAACCCTCCACAAAACTTTGCTGCTTATCGTCAAACAGAAATGGATACTGCTCGTGTAACTACATACGGAGCAGTATCTGCAATCCCCCATTTAAGCAAGAGATTTGCTATGAAGAGATTCTTAGGTCTAACGGCAGAAGAGATGGCGGAAAACGAAACAATGTGGCGAGAAGAAAACGTAGACGAAGATACTGCACTACCTGCAAATGCTGAATTACGAGGAGTCGGTGTTACTGCAAATGGAATGAGTGCTGATATGAGTGCTATTTCTGGTGCAACAACACCTCCTCCTGAAGCAATGCCAGGCGAAGAAACAGCGCCCGCTCCTGGAACAACGCCACCGGCAGCATAAATATTGATATGATATTACGAGAGTTCATCTATTTTAATAAAGACCATGCAGAAATGGTAGACGATCTTCGATACAATTCGAAGAATGATACCTCAGTGCTGGGTGCCGGCGACTTGCGTAAAACAAGATTAACATTAAAAATGATTAATTCTTTACGTAAAGCAGGTGATTCAAGAGATCAAGAAAAGAAAGAAGAGTTGGCATTAGTGCGTAAAATGTATGCTGCACCTCCTCCCGATGCTGCTGCTCAGTAATACTACAAGATAATATTTTGCAACTAGAGTTAAATATTTTAGTAAAAATTGTTAAATCTCACTGAATTTTTCCTTTTTAGGTCAAGAACTGACGTTTTTAGGCCTATTTCGTGCACCTTTAATTAACCTTAGTTAAATAACAACACAAAGCCTTGCCGCGAAACTAATATAGGAGATAACCGCATGTCTAAGTTTGAACAACTATTAGACTTAATCGTCAATGAAGAAATGGATAAAGCTAACGAGCTATTCCATGAGATCGTTGTTGAAAAGTCAAGAGATATCTATGAGAATTTAATTGCTGAAGAAGCAGAAGAAAATGCCGACGTTGAAGAAGGTATGGACGACGATACCGACGTTGAAGAAGGTATGGACGACGATACCGACGTTGAAGAAGGTATGGACGACGATAATACTGATGAATCTGTTGATCTAGAAGACAGCTACAGCATGGAAGCAGATGATGAAGAAGGTATGCCAGGTGAAGAAGAAACTGGTGACTTTGGTGCAGACATCGGTGCTACCGACGACGAAATGGACGGAGCCAAAGGTGGTGGAGAAGACAGCGCAATTTTTGACATCAAGAATGCGATTGCTGATCTAGAAGCTGCATTTGCTGAACTTGAAGCATCCCAAGGTGGAGACATGGGCGGCGACGAGTTTGATGACGAAGGTGGAATGGACGACATGGGCGGAGAAGAAGAGCCTATGAAGATGGGATTCCAAGAAGGCCGTCGTATGACACGTGAGTACACTGAGAAAGTTGGAAACGACTGGGAAAAGAACAGCCAGAAAGCACAAGGTCAATACCTAGGTGCAGGTACTGGTGAGAAGGATGGCGCACCTGTTGAAGGTCGTAGCCCAATCAGTTCTGGTGCCGGCAAGCCAGTTGGTGGTAAGAATGTTGGCGCAGGCAATATTGTCCGCGGTGATACAGAAGGCCAAAGCAACACAGGCGATCGTCCAGCTAAAGTAAACAAAGGTATCAATCCTGAGTCAAGCGAAAAGTTTGCCAAAGGTATCCACAATGTTGACGGTGCAAAGAGTGGTGTTAAGACACTAAGCAACGTTAAAGGTGGCCACGGTGCTGAGAAGAAAGGTGCAGGTCCTGGACCAGTTGGTTCTGGAACAGGCGACAAAGCTGGTCAAACTAGCGTTCCTAGCATCAAGCAATTCTTAAAGCCGGCAAACTAATTAGAGAACCTGGATGAAACATTCTTATCTAAGAGAACACCTAAGTTTTGATCAGTCTGGCATCGTATTAGAGTCAGACGACAAGGACGGCAAGAACCTTCATTTAAAGGGTATTGCCATTCAAGGTGGTATTCGCAACGCTAATCAACGAGTTTACCCTGTAGACGAAATTGAACGTGCTGTGAAAACATTGAACGATCAGATTCAGAATGGTTATTCTGTCTTAGGTGAAGTAGACCACCCAGATGATTTAAAAGTGAATTTGGACCGTGTCAGCCACATGATAACCAACATGTGGATGGAAGGTCCTAACGGTTATGGCAAGTTTAAAATCTTGCCGACACCGATGGGCAACTTAATTCGTACAATGCTCGAAGCAGGTGTAAAACTTGGCGTCAGCTCTAGAGGCAGCGGAAACGTTGATGACATGAGCGGTAAAGTTTCCGACTTTGAAATCATTACCGTTGACATAGTTGCACAACCAAGCGCACCTGGTGCTTACCCTACGCCTGTGTACGAGCATTTAATGAATGCACGTGGCGGAATGAAGGCATTTAAAGTTGCACAAGAAGTAAAAGAAGATCCAAAGGCCCAGAAATATTTGCAAGAGTCTCTCATGCAAATTATTAAAGGTCTAAAATAAGCCCGAGGAGAAATAGATGTTGGACGCATTCAAACAATTGGTAGAGTCAGGTGTAATGTCAGAAGATGTAAAAGTCGCTGTCGAATCTGCCTTTGCTACAAAAATTCAAGAGAATCGCGACCAAGTGACCGCTGAACTTCGTGAAGAGTTTGCCCAGAAATACAATCATGACAAGAGTGTTATGGTTGAGGCAATCGACAAGATGTTAAGCGACAGACTGGCCGCAGAAATGGCTGAGTTGCACAATGACAAGAAAGCACTAGCTGAAGCAAAAGAAGCATATCGTTCACGTATTGCTGAAGATGCTAAGAAGTTAGAAAAATTTGTTATTGGTCAATTAGGCAGAGAGTTAGTTGAATTCCAGAGCGATCGTAAGACCGTTTCTGAGAACTTCAGTAAGTTAGAGCAATTTGTTGTACATGCTCTAGCAAAAGAAATCCAAGAATTTGCATCTGATAAAAAGGACCTAGCTGAAACGAAAGTTAAGTTAGTTCGTGAAGCTAAGAGCAAGTTTGATGATATCAAACAAGCATTTATTCAACGTTCCGCAAAAGTTGTCGAAGCAACTGTTACTAAGAAACTTACAAGTGAGATTACTCAGTTGAAAGAAGATATTGACAGCGCCCGCAGCAATGATTTTGGACGTAAAATTTATGAAGCGTTTGCGCAAGAGTTTGCAGGTTCCTACCTAAACGAAAAATCTGAAACAAGTAAATTGTTAAAGATTATTTCTAAGAAAGAACAAGAACTAGCAGAAGCAAAACAAACCGTAGCAGAAAAAAACAATCTAGTAGAATCTACGCAACGCGAAATTCGTGTTACAAAAGATCTAATGGAACGTAAAAATGTTATGGCTGAATTGCTATCGCCATTAAGTGGCGAAAAAAGAGTGGTAATGCAAGACTTGTTAGAATCTGTACAAACACAGAAACTGCATAATGCATTTGAGAAATACCTACCCGCAGTAATGGAAGGCGCAAAGAAAGTAGCACTTAAAAAAGCACTAACTGAAAGCTCAGAAGTAACTGGTAACCGTGAAAGCAAGCCAGTGGTAGGCTTAGATAACATATTAGATATCCGCAAGTTAGCGGGTCTATCGAAATAATTATATTCAAGGAGACAAATTAAATGTCACAATTATTAAATGAAAGATGGTCAGAGACCAAAGAAGCTCTGCTTGAAGGCCTAACCGGTAACCGTAAGTCTTCTATGGCAGTTTGCTTAGAGAATACTCGTCGTTATTTAGGTGAGTCTGCAACAGCAGGTGCTACAAGCACAGGTAACATTGCTACCCTGAACCGTGTTATTCTTCCAGTAATTCGTCGTGTTATGCCGACAGTTATTGCAAACGAAATCATCGGCGTTCAGCCAATGACAGGCCCAGTTGCACAGATCCATACTCTACGTGTCCGCTATGCAGACGGCGTTTCTGGTGGTGATGTTGTAACAGCAGGTGAAGAAGCACTAAGCCCATTCAAGATCGCTCAAGCGTATTCTGGTAATAATGCTTCTAACGGTGGTGCAGCAGTAACATCCGCCCTAGAAGGTACTCCAGGTAAGCGTATGAGCATTCAGATCTTGAAGAGCCCAGTTGAAGCTAAGTCTCGTAAACTAAGCGCTCGCTGGACTTTTGAAGCTGCTCAAGATGCACAAGCTCAACAAGGCATTGACATCGAAGCAGAAATCATGGCTGCTCTAGCACAAGAAATCACAGCTGAAATTGACCAAGAGATTCTAACAAGTCTACGTTCTTTGGCTAGTGTTGAAGAAACATATGACCAGGCTTTAGTTTCTGGTACAGCTACATTCGTCGGTGACGAGCACGCTGCACTAGCTATCCAGATCAACCGCGTAAGCAACTTGATTGCTCAGCGTACACGTCGTGGTAGCGCAAACTGGGCAGTTGTAAGCAACCAAGCTCTAACGATCCTACAAAGTGCTACAACTTCTGCTTTTGCTCGTACTACAGAAGGTACATTCGAAGCTCCGACAAACACTAAGTTCGTTGGTACATTGAACGGTGCTATGCGTGTTTATGTTGACGCATACAAGTCTGACACAGACGACAACAATCAGATCCTAGTTGGATACAAAGGTACAAGCGAAGCAGATGCTGCTGCGTTCTATTGCCCATACATTCCTCTAATGAGCTCTGGTGTTGTTCTTGACCCAGCAACATTTGAGCCAGTAGTTGGCTTCATGACACGTTACGGCTATGTTGAGTTAACAAACACAGCATCTAGCTTAGGTAACGCTGCTGACTACCTAGGTAAAGTTGCTATCACTAGCGCAAACGTAAGCTTCAAGTAATCCGTTACTTGGTCTTATAACCACAACAAACCCGCTTCGGCGGGTTTTTTGTTGACTATCCAATAAATAACATTGTTCGCCCTTACGGGTTTTATGCGGTACCATCCGCGTAGATCATAGAACGATCTTAACATAAGGAGAAATAAAATGGGACGTCCGATTAAAGAAAAGTTTTTTGGTAATACAAACAGCCCTTACTCTAACCAAGCACAAGGTGGAGTAACTGGCGTAGGTGGTGAAGGTGTTACAACTGTTGCACTAAACAACACAGGCACATTGTACACCACAAGTACAACACTAGGTGCAACATTTAGCGCACCTAATATTCCAGGCGGTGTTGCAGGAACTGCACAAGTTACAACAAACGCACTAGGAAATATTGCTTCTGTTACACTTGTATCAGCAGGTACAGGTTACACCAGCGCACCAACTCTAGCAGTCACTGGCGGAACAACTGGCACACTTGCAACATTTACCGTTGCATTAACTTCTAATAGACAAAATGCTATCAAAGGCGAAGCGTTTATCACAGGTGGATCTCAAAAGGCATTTGATATCAAGAAGCAAGAAGCTAGCAAGCGTTATCTAGTTCAAACCGCTGACGGTCAAGGTCAGTGCAAGTTAGTAACAACTGCTACACTAGCCGCAAAAGAAATGAATATTGTTGCTACTGACTGGAATGGCAGTACATACTGGGTTAGAAAACTAACTGCACGTAGAGCAGTTCTAGTTCAGTCTACTGCATCTGGTAGTTTCTTAATTACTAACGGTGCATCTACTGGATGGACATTAGGTTCTTCAACAGGAACTATTGTTACTATTGGCAACAACTAAACACTTAATATAGTGTTATCTAATAGGGGGTTTATGCCCCCTATTCTTTTATATGGTAAATAAGAGTATGACGTCAAATTGGGCCCTACCAACCAACATTATTCAATACTCAGAAGAAGGTGCAGAA